TTAAGTGAGTATAGTTTTGGCATTGTTCAACTTAATGTCCAAAGGTTGTTTACCTTGTTCAGAAAACAAATATTGAATAAGTTGAACCAACTCAACTTCAAGCTGTCTTCTTTGATTTGTATTCAATTCTAAGTTCTGAATTTGCTGTTGCAGATGTTCAACTGCTTTAGTCTTTTCAATTTCTAAAAATTGAATCGCATAGGCATAACCTAAAGCAGCACCTTTTAATAAATTTTTATAAGGTAAATCATGACGAATATTCACTGCAATTGATGCCATAACACGTTCATTGTGATTGAGTTTGCGTAGTGGATCTCTAGCTACGCGTTGACAAGGATCTTTAAATGCATATTCACATGAGTCTAGAAAACTTTGTGCCATTCGATTTAGATCTTTTGCATAGTTAGGTAATACAATTGCAAGTCCCTGCTTCACTTCTGCAATTAAGTTTTCTGCAAATGCTTTAACTGAATGATCACCCATGGCAACACCAATAGACTCATAACCCATTAAAGATGCATACCAAGCAAGCATCGCATGTACACTGATGCGCGACGAGATAATTTCGGCTTTTTTTTGAGATAATTGCCTTATCATCTCGTTGCACATTATGCAAAACTATTTCAAATTGAAGGTGTTCTACCTTTCACTTGTCCACCACCAATATTCGTGATCGTGACATTACCTTGGTAAATATATCCAGCTAAACCAGCTAAACCATTTTGAAGTGTTGAATCGCCAGCTTTACCATCCTCACCAACGTTACCACCGTCTCCAGCTGCCAAACCTGTTCCGTGTGCTCCATTACCTACAACAGAAAGTGTTGCTGCTGTACCAACTAGATTCACTAGGGTTTTACCTTCAGGTGCAGTTTGATTGATATTAATACCTCCAGTGCCTAATGGAACGCCGCCGCCGCCCGCACCAACAGCATAATACTCTTGTGCACCGACTGAATATTCAGATTTACCAGCTGCGCCGCCGCCGCCGCCGCCCGCAATTACTCCATAGTTTCTTACATCAATAAAGCTACTGTCATTCTGAGCAATAATTGCTGTGCCACCATCGCCAACTTTAGCTGTATTTACATCATAGTAA